TTTTTATAAACTAACCAGTCTAATCAGCAGCTTCGGCTGTATTTCCCTCCGCTACCCACTTAAGGTACTCTTGGTAATCGGTGTTTGCTTCATCAAATGGTATAAAAAATTCAACACCATCAATAGTTATTTTTACTGTTTCTATTTCATTTGTAATAGAATTTTTAGTAAATTTGTAAATAGGATTTGTTGGATATGCCATAAGTTTAAAGTTCTGCGATAGCTTCTATAACTGTACTGTTACCTATGTATGTTGCACCATTACTCACTTGTAAGTTTAAATAATATTTTGATGTGCTACTAGAATCAAGAGATGTTTGAGCACCACCTTCAAAACCAGAATAAGATAACGTAGGTGCTGCTCTCATCGTGACAGGTAAAGTAATATTTGCCCAAAAATTATTTGTAGAATTATTGTAATCAGCAAATAATATAATTTTATTATCTGAACTGCTTAATTTATGGTAATACCTTTGACATAAAGCAAGCTCCTGACCGAATGTTCTATGCTCAAAATCTGTTGCCACGCTGCCTACTTCAAATTGTACCCCTGTGATTTCTAAGGTCGCATCATTTGTTGTCCACCAAGTCGAGGTCATATTATTTGCATAAGTACTACTAGTACTAGTTACCCAAGTTTCAGTATTACTATTCGCAGAGGTGTAAGTTGTTCCTATGAAAGGATATAAGTAAATACTTAAACCATTTCCATTATCATTGTTAAAAGTTAAATTAGAATTTCCAGGAATTGTTTTTGTTACTTTAGTCCATGTGTCAGCAGATAAAGTAGGCGTATCAAATTTGTATGAATATGATGTACCATCATGTGATCTTATGCTACCAGAAAATGCTTGTGCAACACTTGATTTTATATAAAAAGACAGGGTTATAAAGCTAGATGATGATACATAATTCCAACCGCTAGTTGCCATATTTTGTGCTTCTACTCTTTGCATAATTTGAATATAGTCGCCACTACCAGCACCGTTTGTTTGATTTCCATTTGTGACTCTAAGTGCTTTTCTAAATCCTAAAATATAAGGTGTTGTTCCTGATGCAACATCAACCTGTGATTGTGTAGATGCTTCATCTGCTCCGTTATACTCTACACTAAATCTATCAACACTTCCATAACCATTAGCTGTAGATGACGTGCCACGTTGAGCCACTTGCATAGCTCCGTTAATTATTAAATTACGATTACTTAAGTTATTGGTAATATTGGCAGTACACGTTCCAGAAGCATTATCAATAGTAATTGCTGCACTACTAGCTCCTACTCCTTTGATTGAATTGACTTTGATTTCAGACATAATTAACTAGGCTCCGTTGGAAAAGTAACGGATGACATATCTAAATCTCCATAACTATCTAATTTAGGTGATGCACTTGCTGGTAAATCTCTTAGTGCTTGTCTGTAAGTTTTCCAAGCATCATCATTTGATAAAGTTAAATCTCTAGATTGTGTCCAATCACAAGCTGTTAATCTTGAATTTCTTTCAAGTCTTAATAGTCTCATAGGTTCTGCATTTGTTAATCTTGTAACTTCTGCATCTATTTCAGATTCAGTTGGTGCTGTACCAGAATCTAGCCATGTCAAACCAGAATATTCATCACCACTCCAAGCCCATTGAGCACCTGGTTTTAAATAACTTAATGCTTTTCCCTTGCTATAGATCATGCTCCGATCTCCGTTACCATGCTCATAAATGGTTCCTGTTGATTAGCTCCAGGTACTTCTACATTATAGCTGCCTCCGGCTCTTGTATATAATGTATAAACTATTGAATTACCAAGAGAGTAACTAGGAGAATCAAGATACTGTAAATTCATTGGAGCTTGTAAGCGACTGCTATCTGCCCTGATTGAGCCCATAAATCCAGCACTATCACCTGCTCCTGTAGTGGTATTTGAACCCTGTGGTGCAAGACCTGTAGCGGTGCCTCCAGCAACACTTCTATATACATCTACAAATATACGATGATTAGTTCCATCTGAATTGACTAACCCGACAAAGTTTACCAAAAATTTACTGTTAGCTGCTATTGGTGTAATAGTCACATCATGATGAGAAGCAACAAATGTGGTAGAGCTAGTTTGAAATCTAGTATTTGAATGATTTTGAACAATTTGTAAAACTTTACCTACATTCGTATCTGTCGTAAGAACTGTCGCATTTCCTGTATCAGGTAAAGTTAATACTCTTGTATTTCCACTAGAAGATGGAGCCTTAATTTCAAAAGTACCTCCTCCAGAATCAGCTGTTAATTTTATAGAACTCATGCGTTATCCTCTACTTTTCCGTCTACTAATTTATAGAGAAGTGTAACCTCTGGTGGTTGACCAGTTCCATGTGTTGCAAAAACTTTATCGCAATCAACTGCCCATGAGGGTGCTTTTGAGGGATCTTCATAAAAACCTGTGATTTCATTTTTTTCATTAACAAGACATTTATAACTCATGATGCTTCTCCTATCGCTACATATTTACAAGTTCTGTTTGTAATAGCACCATCTCTCGAACCAACTACCACGAATTGAAATCCTGAAGTTGATATATTATGAAGACCAGCAACTGCTGCATCATGATAATCTGCTTGAATTGTCACAAAAATTGCAGGTGCAGAATTGAAGCCAGTAAGTCCAGTTACAGTTGTGTCTATATATTTTTGGGTTGAAACTCCGTAGGAAGTACTAGCTGAAACTGTAGATGATGCGGTTGTTACTGAACCAGTTTGTATTCTAATTCCCCCTATTGTTATTCCGCCAGTTGCTCCACCTGAGAAAAGATCTGCAATTTTAGCGTTACTTACTGCATTCGCAGCAAGCATATCTGTATCTACTACTCCGTCAGGCAAACCTCCTACCGAGACTCCTGTTACTGTTCCTGATCCATTAATTGCAATAGGCATAATTTAAACCACCGTATAGACTGATCCGCTAGGTATAGTCAGCGTGACACCTGCGTTAATTGTAATTGGTCCTGCACTTAGAGCATTGCAAGTAGCTCCAAATTCAGTACCTATTGTGTAGTTAGTTGTCATGGTTGTTCCATTCTCGATAAACAGCTTGTCAGAGCCTCCTCCGACAGCTCCACCTCCTGATTGATCAACGAATGAAAGTGTTCCTCCACCATCCGTGGCAAGCACCTGGCCATTCGACCCCTGACCCGTTGGGAAGGTAGCAACTTTGGTTCCGTTAGAAGTAATAGAAACTAATCCATTACCACTTTTAAATATTCCTGTATCAGTATCTGAGCTGAAAGTTATAGAAGGAACTGCAGTAGTTCCATCTGGAAATGTTCCACCAGCATTTAAATAATCTGCACCTGCAAGTATCACTCCAAAGAATGATTCTCCAGCAGCTGGAGCAGAACTAAAAACTATATTTGTACCTGTAAATTTAAATCCAGTTGTACCTGTAGTATCAGGTTCCTGGACTACACCACCGACAGATATTATGCATTGTGATTCAAACTTTGGAAAAGGAACTGGGGCAGAACCTCCGACCTGTAAAGCAAAAGAAGTGGTACTACCATTAAAACTACTTGATATATCATCTATAGTTTTGTAATCTTCGTTTGCCCTTATGTCATTTCCAATATATGGCATGACTGTTTAACTACTATATTCTTTTTCTGTTCTTATTTTACAGGGAGTAATCTTCTGGATTATGTATTAGGACCAGCTGTAGAAGGTTGTGTTGGCCAGACAACATCATCAGGAGTTTTATCTTTGTAAGTCTGAGGAATATCTCTTATGGTTTGTCTATATGCAGCCCACTGAGCCTGGTCTACAGTTGCACCAGTTGTCATTGTCCAGTCTGTAGACTGTAATATATTATCTCTTTTTAATCTAATATCATCCCAAGTTAGTGAATCATCAGTTGTATTTGTTTTAGCCCACTCAAGATATTCTTGGTAGTCGGTATTTCCTTCATCAAATGGAATATACGCATTGTCTGGAAGACGTAGAACACTTACGTTTTTACCCGTAAAGTCTTTAATAAATTTGTAGTTAATAGTCATAATTTAAAGTTCCGCATCGGCTTTAGCAACAGCATCTTGAGGACCTAAAGAATTAACTGCTCTAAACCCTGTAGTTTTTGCTGATATTCCAGACGTAGTACCAGTTACAGTAACAGTCAAAGTTGGGTTAGCTCTCATTTCTGTAGGAAATTGTGCAGACATATATACATTATTTTGTGGAAATATAATTGAGCCATACTTCATGTCAATATAATATCTTTGACATAAAGCAAGCTCATGACCAATTGACCTGTGTTCAAAATCTGTTGCTACACTGCCTACTTCTAATTGAACTCCCGTAATATCAAAGGTAGATGCACCAGCAGTTAACCAAGTGCTTGCCATATCAGTTCCCTGACTGCTTCCAGAATATGTTTTCCAAGCATCCATTGTAGAACCAGAATCAGTCAAATCTGTTCCGTAAAATGGAATCCAAAAAATTGCTAAACCAGACCCATTATCATTATCAACATCTACAGTTGGACTTGTATTACCAGGAATAGTTTTAGTTATTTTTGTCCAAGTATTATTGCCAGTTGCAGTAAAGTCAGTTGAGAACATTCGTGATGTTCCATCTTCACTTCTTACATTAAGACGAAATGTCTGATTAGTTGAACATCTAAACCAAAAACTTAGCGTAATTTTACTAGAAGAGGATGTAGAATCCCATCCAGAATTTGCTAAATCTTGTGCTTCAATTTTATAACTAGCTGCCTCAACATAAGCACTAGCATTAGCATTTCCTGCAGCTGCTAGTTGTGCTCTTTTATATTTTCTAAATCCTGCTTCGTATGGGCCAGTATCACTTGAAGATAATGATTGCTGTGATTGTGTAACATTTTGACCAATATTTCCAGATCCCGTCGGAAAACGATCAGTAGTAGCATAACCAGAAGATGTAGATGAGGTACCACGTTGAGCCACTTGCATAGCTCCATTAATTATTAAATTTTTAGATTGTCCAAATTGTTTCGCTAACGGAAGAATATCATTTGTTAAATCCTGTTTTTCAGCTGCTGTAAAGTTCGTATTCTTTACGTTTGTAGCTAACCTATCTGAACTTACTGTATTAAGAGCCATTTGTTATACCTCCTTAAGTCTGTTCTAAGTAACTTACTGATACATCCAAAGCAGTTGCCGTTCCTGCCCTGACTCTCAGGACATCACTTGACTCCATAATTATTTTTGATCCACTTATTATTTCTAATGATGATCCTGCAGGAACTGGAGCGTTTCTTATTATATAAACATCATCTCCTGTGTTCGTTACTAAATAAACATCGACATCAGCACTTGATGCTGTCTTGTTTGAAACTAAGCAACTTAAAAGAACTAAAGTTGCTGAACCTCCAGCCGTTACAACGGTAGCGTTAGAGCTACTAACAGCATCTGTAACGACACTTGATTTAGTATCAATTTTAAAGGTGTTTGCCATATTATCCTAAAGCTAGTATGAGAGCGAGTTGATCAGGAAGATCAGAACTTCCTGTCAAATTCAGATTGCCATTTATGGTGATATTCCCTGGAATTGTCACCACACCAGATGAATCTATTGTAAGCCTTGCAAATCCACCAGTCACTAATGATATCTGATCTGGACCAGGGCTCATTATTCCTGTATTCGAATCTCCAGCGAACTTTAAAGCACAACTGGATAATGAACCTAAACTAAAACTGGAATTACTTCCATCTTCTAACAATAAAGGGAAGCCACCTAATGTGCTTGCATCATGAATACAAACAGTTTTTTTCTGAGTATCTACAGTTACTTCACCAACTGCTCCTGTAAAACCAGAATGCTCTCCTGTTGTTCCTCTTCTAAATTGTACTTGGGTTGCCATAATACTATCCTAAAGCCACTGCTATTGCAGTAGCAAAACTTTCTGTGCTAATTGTTCCATCTGTATTCGGAACGGTCATAGTTCGA